CTCCAGCCCGGTACTCCTTGAAGTAAAGGATCTGTGATCCTGTAGGATTGTTAGGATCAAATGCCGGGTAGGTCTCAAAGTCAGGACGAGGATTTACGTTATCGTTTTTTATCCAGTTATCTGAGACATAAAACAAGCTGTTATCAGCGTTGGTTCTTACCTTATAATAGTCCACGTGGTACATCTCTGCGATCTCGCCTGTGGCCTTAGTCCAAATTACCTGTAGGTAGTATCCCCCGAAAATAGTTAGATCCGTGACGAGCTTATTAGTTACCTCGTTTAGGCTTTCCTCTTTGCTATTTACCCGGTCAATAATCCCGTAGGCTTTCGCCTTCTGCATTTCGTCTTCAGCCTTAACCGTCCATCCATTACCGCAAATGTAATCTACCTTTCCAGTCACGATAGCGTTATGCTTTGCGCTGTTATTGTAGATCCGCAAAAGATAGTTAGGATAATCGTTACGCTCGCCGTAAAAAATATAGTCTTTCCCTTTTACTTCTTTGTAAATAGGTAGAGGTACATCGTCAAATTTTAGGAATTTTATCATGTAGTGGTGTATGTTTTAAAGTCACCGTTGTACCCGTTGTATCTTACAACTCCGGCAGTGCTTAGGTTAGGCGCTGTTAATTCCATTTTGCCTGTGGCTATTACCTCGGCACCGCTTCCGCTTTGAGTAACGAAGTACCTCCAAAAGCCTATGGTTCTATTTGTAAAGTTTGCGCTCGTTATTGCAAATTTGGAAACGCGATCTTTAAAGGTGCTGGTATCCGTCAAGGTTAAAGTTAGTTCCTCATTGGTTACCTCGTGTCTAAAGTTAAAGATATAGACGTTACTGCTGGTTTCCCTCTTATCTGTAAGGGTTATGAAAATCGAAGTATTTGCCCCTCGTGGTATTGCTATCATACCTAGAAATATAAAATCGGGATTTGTGTACACAAAAAAAACGCCCCCAAATCGGAGGCGCTTTCACATCTAACCTAAACCAAATATTATGTAATCGGAATAACCGCAGTAACTTTTGGACAAAGTTCCTTCTCGTTACCTGTAAAAGTCAAAGTATATCCTGATCTATCACCGAAAGCAGTACCGGAAGCACTTCCTCCACCTGTTAGATCCAAACCATTTCCAACACCCAAGAACCAATTCTCACCATTGTTATCTGTAGCAATTACTGCAAGTCTGTTTTTTCCCAAAAGTACGATTTCGTTTCGAGTATTTACTTGCAATTTGTTAAGGATAATTTCGAGAGTTTGGGCATAGAAAATAGTACCATTCTGCACATTCGTATTTACAGCCTCAGCGAAGTTGGAAGATTCTTTTACCAAATCATATTTGTAGAATCTCTTTGAAGCATCCATAGTCAAAGTAGTAACTACTCCGGCTGCTATGGTAACCACGTTCAAATCTTCGTAAGGTGCAAAATATACGGCTGTTAAACCGCCAACGCTATCTTTGCAATCAAGCGTGTAGGATTGAGTTAAAGCACAAGGCATATTTTTTTGAATTTAGAATTGTGAAGGGGTAAGGGTTATGACCTTACCCCGATTTTATTTAAGAAGCCTTCTGCCAGAATACTACCTGATCAGGGAAGGCGATCTGTACACCCATCTTGAATTCTACTACGAATCTCATTTCGTCAGCCTCTTTTGCATAGAAAAGTTCAAAGCGATCTTGCTCGTTCAAAAGGTCAGTACCTAGGTACATGTTGCTCATAGACAAACCAAACAAGTAGTCAGTTCCATTCAATCCGTTAACTCCGATCAACTTTACGTTAGTACCAGGGATAACAAGTTCCATGTTAGCTGCATCTACAGGGTAGTGGAACAAATTTGCAGTTCTTAAAGCAAGGATATACTCACGGAATGTGTCATTACCACAGAAGATTACTACATCAGACTTATCCAAAAGTTCAGCAGGAAGAGCAGCAAATACTGCATCTACAACTGCGATAACATTGGCAGTAGTCAAGGTAGTTACGTTAGCAGAGTTTCCATTGATTGGATCACCTGCACCACCAAAACCTAGTGCGCTGATAATTGTACCAAAGCCATTGAACTTGTTAAGCTGAGCGTTACCGCTTCCGGTATTACCTTGCCAAATTGCAGTCTCAAGAGCAGCTCCGATTCTTTCTACCTTTTGGGCGGTGTATTCAGTAGCGTATGCCATGTAATCGTAAGTAGAACCCTCACGCAAAGCCTTCTGAGTATATTTCGCCTCAAAAGTCTTAGGGCAAATTGATTCCTGGATCTTAATCTTACCTACAGTGATCAAACGCTGAGTAATTGTAGTCGTTCCGGAAGAGTTAAAACCACAAGTTCCGCCAGCTTGGAATACCGCGTCGGTAGTCATAATGTTAATAGTCTCCGCAGATTTTACACCTACTTGGACGTTACCTAGTGCTTCGATCAAAGAAGCAGTTTTTGCTGAGAAGATAGCAGCAGAAGTAAGCTGCAATTCATTCTCCTTCACATAGTTCGTTAATGCTGAAAGGTCTAATGCCATTGTCGTTTATTTTTTAAGTGATGAAAATGCTTTTTGTAATTTATTGTAACGCTCGTTACTTTCTACTTTTAATTGCTTTGCAAATTGATTAGGCGCTGTGATTGCCTTATCGCTTGGCTCTTTTGCTAGTGATTCCAAAATTACAGCTGACATCTTAACGGCTTCAGTTACGTCTGCTGCTTTCTCTTCCATTGCTTTAACCTTGGCGGAAAGTTCTTCAACTTTCTTTTCAAGGTAACCCATTGTCTCTTCAAACTTAGCCATAGCTTCGTCCTTCTTAGGCTCTTCTACCGGTACGTCTGCTGAGGCTTCAACTTCGATTTCTACTTTTACAGGCTCACCTTTTCTAACCTCTGCAATTTTACCCGCTTCGGTTACGATTACAATCTCGCCAGTCTCTAGCTGATGCTCGCCTACAGGTGCCGGAACTTGCACGCCATCTTCACCGATCACGTAGATCTCGGAAGTTTCTAGATCGTAGGATACCATAGTACCGTCTACTAGCTTACCTTCAACCAATGCGAAGGCTGCTTTCTTTTCTGCTTCTGAAAATAGCAGGTTTTTAATTTGCACAAGTGCTTCTTTTGCGTTCATAATTGTAAATATTTAGTTAGTTAATTTTGTTCAATTTGTGATAAAATTTTAAAAATCTGTGCCATGATCTGCTCCTCTTTTCCAATCATCTCCCCAGCCTTTTCGTATCGGAATAAACCCTCCACGCTGAAGCCGTTGAAGGTCCCCGCTTTTACCTGATTCCAAAGCTTTTCATTTTCTACTTTGAATGATCCAAACCAGGAACCATCCGCCACGTCTTCGAATCCGATAGGCGGATTGACTCCGCGCTCTTTGTCAATTATATAACTTTCGAACATGTAGACGCCTTCCGCTGGCTTCCCGTGTTCAATGTTGACCTTCGCCTGGTAGCCTTTTTTAAAGAAGCGCTGAACTATTTTTTTAATCTGCTCAGCTGTAAACATTACGTAATATTCACCCTCTTCGTCACGTCGGTAGATCGGTAAATCTGCGATCATTAAAGGACCGCTTACGATGTGCTGCTCTTCGTCCTGGACCGCAAAGATTAGCTTGGCGCTAAACTCCTGCTGGTTAATCTTGGTTTCTGCCCATCTCAGCATAGGCTCACCGCCCCATAATAAATAAGAAATGGTGCCGCAAGCTTTGGTATCTTCCGGATTATAATACTCCGCTGCTCTGCTTAAATATGAGTAGGTCCTTTTGATCGTGTCCATTGTTAGGTTCTCACCGTTCATGATCTGTTGCGCCCTTACTTTACCTACCTGAGTAGCACACTTATTACCTACTGCCTCATTCAAACGGATACCACGCTCTGCATTATCCTTTGCACTTTGTGGGTAGTCTTTATAGCTTTTAAATGATTCTTTAGCACCACACATGTGACAGGTGTACGGATCTTTCCCTCCTTCTTGATAGTCCCATGAATGGCCACACTTTTTGCAAACTATTACCTGTACTTCTGCAAAATGCTGCTCCCATAAACTAGAACAAATAGCGACCGCCTGTTCTGATTCTTTGCCCTCATTAATTATATACTCGATGCATCTAGGCATAAAGTCTGTTTTACTTTCTCCCTGTGTAGGTTCTACAAACTGATCTCCAAATGCTAAAAAGTTTCTTTGAATCGCCGGGCTTTCTACCAGGGCTACGAAGTCAACTTCCTCTTCGCCGTCTATATCGTCCGCAATTAGCATTCTGTAAAGTGGTAGTTTTTCCATCATGTCTTTAAATATTAGAAACCTGCCCGTCGTTCAATATCAGCGACCCGCTTCTGTGATCCTGTTACTTCGCTTTCTACAACGTAAGCCTTAATCGGTGGTTGGTTTTGCATCATGGTACCTAGGGCAGTAACCGGGCTACTTCCCAAAGTTGGTACAGCCGAAGTAACGGCAGGCGCTGAAGCTGAAATGCCAGGAGCAGAAACTCCGCCTCCGCCTCCAGGTACTTTGGTACTCATAATTTTACGAACGTTAGCAATACCCCCTGCGACCGCAACACCTGCCGCAACCGCTGCCAATGCTGGACCAGCTACAGGGATACCTACCATAGACTGATAGGCTTTATTTGCTGCTAGATAAGTGTCGATCGTAGCCTGGGCAACTGCAAAAGCTTTGCCCGCTGCCGTTTCTTTTCCTACTAGGTTAGAAAGGTTTCCGAGTAGACCTGCAATCTGAGAGGCATTTTGCATTTTTGCCTCTGCTTCTTTTTTGTCTAACTCAATTCTAGCATTTGTATTCGCCTCGGTTGCTGTGTTATATTCATCTTGTTTATCTAAATCATATTTATACTGAGCATCTATTAAAGCCTGTTTTTGATCTAACAAATCTCTTTGTTTATTAAAATCATTTTCAGCCTTAACCATTTCCGCATCTAGCTTTTCCATTGCTTTAATAGCATCAGCCTCGGCAAAGGTCTTATTTAGCGCGTCCAATTCTTGCTTTTCTGTATTTGCCAATTGCTTTTTTAAAGCAGTAATCTGCTCGGCAGTTAGGGCCTCATTACTTAATAATTCCTGGCGCCTATTTTCCTGCTCGACAAGTAGGGCCTCGCGGGCTTTTGTATTTTCGTCAGCGATTCCGTCAAGTCTAGCTTGGGTCTGTAAATCGCTTAATGTTTTGGCAAAGTCAGCATCTTTTTGAGCTTGCTCTTTTTGGTATTTTTCACGAACTGTTTTAAGTTCTTCCTGCTTGGCTGCCTCTAAACTACCATCGTCTGCAATATTGGCTTCGTCTAGTTTCTTTTGCTTTTCTTTATAAGCTGCTGTAATTGCTAGCTCTTCCTGGGCCTGCTTATCAAGCATTTTATTTTTAGCCTCTTGTAAAATAGCCAATGCTTCCTCTTCTAACTTAGCTTGCTTTTGACGTTCTTCGGTTGCCTTTTCGCCGGCTGCTTTTTGAGAATCCAAAACCGAAAGTTGATATCCGGCTTGTTGTTCCTCCAAAGAACTTAAAACTCCTTGCGCTTCTTTAATCGTTGCATCACCGGCTTCCGCTACTCCTTTAGGATCAAAAACAAAAGAAGCCAGGTATTTAGTACTATCGTCTAGTAAGGTAGTAGAAGATTCTAACACTCCTAGCTGCACCAAGCCTGAACTAATTAAATCAATACTTCCTAGGATTGCAGTCAAAGGCAATGACATAAATTTTAAAATACCCGCTAGTATCTCCTGGTTTCTTTGTGCTGCCTGCACCTGAGCGATCTTAGTAGCGTTGGCGTTTGCTATGTTTATTTTTGCTGCCTCGATAGCCTCATCCGTTTGTGCTATCTTTAGTTGTAAGATTTCTTCCTCGGTTTTGCCCTGAAGTTTTAGCTGGTTACTTTGCCCGTCAATTGCATCGAGTTTTTCTTTGTTTAATTCAACATCCTTAAGAGTATCCTGATTTAGTTTTTTCTGTTCCTTGCTTACACCACCTACCAAGGCCATGATGTCTTCCCAGTAGGCTACTAATAAACCAACAGCAACCACCAAGGCACCTATACCGGTAGTTATCAAAGCCTTTTTAAAAGTGTTAGCCCCCAAGGTAAGGCCCTTAAATGTGGTGGTCAACTGATCACCGACCATGCCGATGTCCTTAAGCTGAGAAAGGCCTTGAGATAAGGCAAGCGCCCCCTGTACTTTTAGCAAAGCTTTTTCCACGTCTTCGCTTTGAGTACCGAATAAAGCCAAAGCCCCCTGGGCGGCTGCAATCCCTCCGGCTGCCGTACTTGCTGCCGTTGTTAAAGCCTGAAACCTTTTGCCTGGATCAAATTGCTGCGCCTGCTCGTTTGCGTCTTGAATACTGTCCCTAATCCCGGCTACTTTCTTAGCAGCATTAACGGCTTCATCCGATAAATCACCAAACTTTAGGCGCGCTGCCTGGAGTTCGAGCGTCGCTTCCCTTAGTTGTTTCTTTAAGGGTTTGACATCTGCATCGAGTATGATCTTATTTTCTTCAGCCATTAGGGTAGGGGTTTTAAAGGTTTGGGGAACCCGTCAAGATTCCCCATTTTGTGTTACTCTGCTTCTGCTTCTTCCTTCGGGTTCTGCTCCTGCACTTGCTGCGCTAGGAATTGGATAAAACTCATTCCATACTTGGTAGGCAGTTCTTGCGCCCATGCTTCAAGCATTTTGATTTGGTCTTCTGTTAGCGTTACTTTCATTGCATTTGGTTTTTAAGTGAATCGATTTCTGTTTTAAGTTCTTGTATTGCTTTAATTAATATCGGCACTATTTTGGAATAGTCAACACCTTGCATTTTGTCATTGCCTTCTTCGTCTACTTCGTCTTTTTCTCCTATTACAGCGTATGGTAAAACACCTGCAAGTTCATGTGCTAGTACACCATCCATTCGGCTTTCTTCAGACTTCCATTTGTAATTATAAACTTTTATAGCCTGAACTTTTTCCAACCCTTTGATTTGCTGTAAGTCTTCTTTTAGTCGATAATCTGAAGTTGTGTTGTAAGAAGTTCCAACAGTTGTTACCGAAATTGAACCAACTAAAGAAGTGCTTCGCCAAAACTCAATAATATCTCCATTTGAAGAAAGTCTATTAAGTTGCACAACTGTTGCGCCATCTACTATTCCTCTAATGTTTCCATTTGCTCTTAGTTCAGCCCCAGCGTTACTAAAAGTTTCATTATTTTTTCCAACTAAAACCGAACCCCCCGAAGTGATGCGCATTCGTTCGGTGAATCCTGAACCTGTTGCAAAAACAATACTATTGTTTAAACCTGCCGTCCCTATGCCTATGTCATTTGCTCCTGCCGTTGGTGTTAGATTTGAACCCGATCCAATGCTGCCAAATACAGTTCCCGAATTAGCAAAATTAACTCCCACTTGCCCAAAAGTAGAATTGAAATTTGCAGCAGTAGTAACATTACTTGTTACATCTAAAGTCACTCCAGGACTAGCCGTGCCTATGCCTACGTTGCCTCCTAATCCATTAAGTATTAAACTTCTGTATGCAACACCATCTTGGAAAGATTGTAAAAAGGCTACATTATTTGCACCATCTACCCCAATCGATAATGTCTTGCTAGTAGTTGCAGAATCATTAATTCTGATTTGCCCATTATTTGTGGATACAGTAGTGCTTCCAAAAACTTGTAAAGCAGCCACAGAGTTTGTGCTACTTGTTCCACCAATAAGTACGTTGCCTCCGTTTGGATTAAGCAAAAGTTTTTCATAAGCAATACCAAAATTTACCGCTTGAATGTAAGCACCATTTGTAGAATCATATCCTCCAATCAAAGCCTTTGTTGAGGTTGTAGCATTAACAAATTCAAGACCATGATTTCCTGGACCTCCAACCATTACGGAATTGAATGTTCCTTTAACGCTGCTTGAGAAGGTAGCCGCGCCTGTGGAGGCAAAATTTAGCCATCCGTTGCCAAGCATAAATGCTCGGTGAGCAGATACCGCATCATTAACTACTGCAATCTGTAAAGTTCCCGCGGCATCTGTTACCCTCAAATTATTGTCTGTTGCGGTTTTAACATACAAAGGATTAACGTTTGAAGCCGCACCACCAAAAGAACCATTTCCGCTAAAAGCACCACTAGTCCCGTTCAAAGCACCTGTCAAAGTACCACCTGCTAGGGGAAGGTACACACCTGCTACACTAGGGATA